ATTTCCGGGAGTTCCGGCGCATCAAGCACAAGCTCCGGATTCTCGATTTCCGGGAGTTCCGGCGCATCAAGCACAAGCTCCGGATTCTCGATTTCCGGGAGTTCCGGCGCATCAAGCACAAGCTCCGGATTTTCGATTTCCGGGAGTTCCGGCACATCGAGAACAAGCTCCGGATTTTCAATTTCCGGTGGTTCGGGTGTATCGAAAACAAGCTCTGGAGTCTGAATCTGAATTGCAGTTTCAGAAATAGCAGGAATTTCGGATATTTCCGGAATGAATTCCATTTTTTGCGTGGTTTCGATTTCTGGAAGCTCAAAAATTTCCGGCTCAATCAGGTCAGTTTCGATGACAACGGCATTTTCAAACGCTGATTTCAGACGGTCAGTCAGGTTTTCGGCCTGATTTTCAACCTGAGGGATATTTTTCTCAATCCCTTCGGCGAAACTCTGCATCATGTCCGGCATCCAGGTGTAGTCATCTTTCAGCAGACCTTTGTCTGGGTGCGTGTGATGAAGCAGGTCATAGATGACCTCACCAACACCCTCCCAGGTGTTTTCCCAGTCATTCCAGCTTTCTTTTACACCGCTGATGAAGTTTGAAATCAGGTCTTTGCCCCATTGTTTCGCACCTTCGACAAAATCAAAAATCTTTTCGCCGAATTCTTCAAGGGTATCTTCACCGACTTTCCACGAATCCCAGAAATCTTCCCACTTTTCTTTGATTTCTTTCCAACCGGTTTTCCAGGCATCTTTGAAATCCTGAAAAGTATCTTTCAGCATCTGCCAGCCGATTTGCCATTCTTCGGAGTTTTTCATGACATGCACCAGCGCGGCCGATAATCCGGCCAATACTGCAATCAATGCCACAAGAGGATTGGCGGCAATGACCGCCCATAAACCTGTTGCAGAGCCTGTCAGCCCGGCGACAGCGGCCTTAACGCCTGCAATCACCAGCGGCGCAGTTTCCATGATTTTCATAATTCCGGCAAATGCGCCGATTGTCGTCACAATTCCAATCACAGATGCGGCAAAGGCATCCGCTCCGGAGCTTCCTTCGGCAAGCCATGCGCCGAAGTCCATGATACCAGAAATCAGTTTGCTGACGGCATCCGCGGCCACAGCGACCGCTCCGGAAACAACTGTGATTGCTGTTCCGAGGGCATCGCTGGCATCTTCTCCTGCTTCGCCCGATGTGAAATATTCTTTGAGCGTGTCAAGAATCGGCTGAAACTGCTCTTTCAGGCCGCTGAGCGATTCTTTGAGCTTATCAAAGGATTCTTTCAGCCTGTCAGAGGCTTCGGAGAATGTCGCGGAAACATTCTCAAAGTTCTGCTTGACATCGTCTGGAATATCTTCAAAAGCGAGTTCGAGATTCAGTTTAACAGTTTCAAGGTCAAATTCGTCAAATGCAGATTTGACTTTTTCTTTGACTGTTTCCCACTTGTCACCAATGCCGAGTGCATCGGCAATTGCTGTGATAACGGAATCAGCGACAGAACCGACCGCAAACGGAGCGTTTTTGAGTGCGTCAATGACATTCTGCATGATTTCCGGTGCTTTGTCCTTAATGGAGTCTTTGGCTTCTTTCAGGCTTTCACCGAGTTTATCAAGCAGAACAGCGGCAGTATCTTTAATGAGGTCTGCATTTTCTTCGAGTGCTTTTTCCAGATGTGCAACGATTTCAGGAGCTTTTTCAATCAGGATCGGGATTGACTGGATTAATCCGTCAGTCAGTGCCAATAAAATAGAAACAGCTGCATTCACAAATCCGGAAAGATTTTCAGAATCCGTCAGCAGACTGACCGCAAAATCAATGATTTTCAGGACTGTTTCCGTCAAAGCCGGAAGATTTTCAGCGACTGATTTTGTAACAGTCTGTAGAATTTCCCTGCCGAGCCGCTGGAATCGAGGGGCTTTCTTTTCCATGTTGCTGATAAAATCAGAAAGAAGCGTTTCCCCGGAGCTGATAATCTGCGGAATGCCGTCAGCAATGCCGGAAATCAGGGTCAGCATCAGATTAAGGCCTGTTTCCGACAAATCCGGCATACTTGCCAGAAATTCGGTCATCAGGCTTTTTCCGATGTCAGAGGCGGCATTTGTCAGAATCGGAATCACGGCCGAAAACGTCTTAGCCGCGGCTGGGAGGTTCTTTGCAAGGCCTTTGGCAAGCCCGGAGATGATTTTTACACCGATTTCGGCCGCTTTTGGTACATATCCGGATACGAAATTCAGGGCATCGGCGACTTTGCCGCCGAGGGAAGCGGCCAGGCCGTCAAGACCTTCGGCTTTGGTGATTTCGGTCAGTTCGGACATGTATTCTGTAGCCTGTTGGACAGCTTCGCGGAGGGGGGCATCAAAGTTCTTTGACACAGCAATCTGAAAGCCCTCAAAGGCAGAATTAAAAATAGTGATGTCCCCGGCCAGATTGTCAAGTGCGGTTTTGGCCTGGAGCGCGGCAGAACCGGCAGACGATGCAACACCGTCATAGAATTTCTGGACAGTTTCGCCGGATGATGTAATCAGCTTTTTAAAGCCCTCTGCGCCCTGAATGCCGAAAATCTGTTCAATGTAATCTGCTTTCCCCTGTGCATCCGAGCCGAATTTCTGATTGATAGCAGCGTTGAGTTCGTCGACCACTGTGTTAAAGTCTTTGGCCTGATGCATGGCATCGTAGGCACTGAAGCCGAGTTCGTCAAAGATGGCGGCGGCCTGGTCGAGTGGTGTATACAGATTTTTCATGACTGCCGAGAGCATTGTAGCCGCGGCCGCGCCTGTTTCGTTCTGTTCAGCAAGGCGGAGCAAAGCAACTTCGGTTTCAGCGGCACTTTGGCCATAAGAATCGGCAATAGCGGCGGACTGTGACATGGCCTCGCCTAATTGCCGGACGTTGGTATTAGCGAGGGTTGCGCCCTTAGCAATCATATCGGCGTAATAGGTTGCGGCTTCGGTACTGTCAGCGAAATTTTCGGCTTCTTTGGTAAAGCCTTTCATGGCACCGGAGACGTAGGCGGCCGCATCTGCAAGGCCGATACTTCCGGCGGCGGCCATATCCAGCACAGAATCAATCATTTGAATGGACTCTTCTGCACTGTAGCCGGACATGGCAAGGATATTCAGGCCGTCGGCGGCCTGAGATGCTGAAAAGGCCGTTTTCGCGCCCATTTCTTCGGCTTTTGCGGTCAGGGCTTCCATGTTTTCGTAAGCTTCTGTGCCGAAAGTATTGATTTCGTCGACAGAATAGCCTAAAGTCGCGCCAATCTGAGACATACCCTTGTCAAAGCTGATGCCCGTCTCGACGGCCTGTTTGCCGAGCATTCCGACAGCACCGACGGCGGCGGCCGTGGCCGCGCTGATGACGGACATTCCCTGCTTTGCGATGTTTCCGAGACTGGAAATTCCGAGCTGAAACCCGGATTTGTCAATAGAAGTGTCAAATTTTAGAGTGCCGTCATACAAAAATTATCACCCCTCAGAGCATGAGTGCCGCGCCGATAGCCCCGTCTGACATTTCGTAGGGCAGTGCGATGGCGCGTTTGATTTTCCGGATGCGCTTCTTTTCGGCATCGTTCTTGATTTGATTCAGGTCTGCACTGCGGTAAGCGATACGTTCCATGCAATGCGATTCTTCTGGAAGTGAGTCAAACAAGGCTTTGAATTTGAACCAGTGCAAATATTCGACAGAAATCAAATCGAGTTGGTAAAAATAGCGGAAATCGCCCAGGATATACCGGGCATCAATTTTCCAGTCAAAGACCGGAGGGCGTTCCTGTTTCGGGGGCGGCGGTTCGTCGTCTTCGTCATCATCCGGATGATAGTCAAGCAAATCCGCATGATAGAAATCAAAAATACTGTCAATGAGATTTTCTGAAAAATACATGACAGGTCTTGCAAAAACGCTCATCAGCGCAGTGACGGCATCCTGCTTTGTCAGATGCTTCCTGTCAGTGAGGATGTCGGCAAATCTCAGCCAAACCCTGAAATCCGTCCGGACGGGATATGTCAGGCCGTCCGCCTGGATGGTATCAGGAAAACCATCATACAACAGATTAATCATTTTTTCGCTGCTTTCTTTTTCATGGCGCGTTTCTGGGCGCGGTTGGTGCCGAGCGTGGAAAGGTTTTCTTTGCGGCGGTCAGCGGTATTCAGGGCAGAATCCTGTACAAACCTCAGAAAAGAAAGATAAATTTCTTCATAGATGCGTGCATTCATGCGCTGATTGGCGAAAATCTGCCCGGCAGTTTCCTTGCCGAACAGATTTTCGAACAGATGCAGATACAGATTGCAGTAAGCGCGGATTCTGTCGGATATTTTGCCGCCGAGTTCAGCAATCTGTTTTTCTTCCTCACCCATGATTGCAAATGCATTCTCATAGCGTTCAGCGGTTTCGAGGTCTTCTATATCGAATTCGAGCGAAAGGCCGTTAATTTCCCATTTCATGGCTCATTCCTCCTCGGTGAATGTGATTGTCATCCAGTTGTCTGTACTGGTGGCCGTACCGAAAACAGGGTCTCCGGTCGCCTTGAAACTGCCGGAATAGGTGTATGTGCTGCCGTCATCGCCTTCGGTGTCGGGGATGACGGAATAATCACGCTTGGCGGCAAATCCGCTGTTGGTGTCAACCCAGACGAGCGTCCGGACGGCATTGGCGGCGGTATATTCGCGGTCAGTAATCTTGATGATGTCCGTCAGCACGTCATTTCCGCGGTGGCGGTCAAATGCGTAGCTGATAGACGGCGCATAGGCGACAACATCGGAACGCTGAGAGGCCTCATCCACATATTTCCGGGTGTATTCCTCCGGATTCTTGGACAGGCTGAGTTCTGTAAAACGCTGCATTCTCCGGAAATCGACATCACCGGCACCGGAGCCGGTTTTCGGAACGCCGTAGAAGCCCAGGACTTCGTGACGGGGGACTAAGAAATCGGTAGTAACTGCCATAATAAAACCTCCAAATTAATCTTCATAAAGTAATCTCAACTGAATCTGATAGCGTGCAGTATCCGGGTCAGCATCAAAGGGATAGCCGCTTGTCAGCACATCCAAACTGACGGGGGTTCTGCCGTCCAGATCCGGATAGATGCCGTCCAGATTCCGGCTTTCAATCCAGTTTTCAAACTGTTCGTAAAATGCGAGATTTTCGATACACTGATTGACATCAGCGTTATAAAATTCCCGCGATGCAAATATAAAAAGGAACTGTTTCACAGCTCCTCCGTCGGTGTATTTTCGGAAAATCCTGTCACAGGGGACAGCCTCGACAGTGTACTCAATGGCCGTATCACTCAGATAATCAACCATCAGACAGCCGTCTTTGAGTTCCGGGAATGTCATGACATAATCCCGGATACATTCAATAATGGGTTTCATTTGAATTTCCCCTTTGCGCCACTGAGAATTTTTTCTTTGTGGTCAGATTTCATGCGGGAAAACCAGAATTTTCCCTGCAAACCGCGTTTGGCACGGCCTTTGAAGTACCGCGGCCGGGCATAAGGTGCCGTATATTGCACGACACCGGAGCCGATTCTGGTTCCGGCATAGCCGGACTGCCGGAGTTTTCCTGTCTGCATAGGAACGTAGGGTTCTGCACGGCGCAGAACTTCGCTGTCAACATATTTCTGAGCGGCCTGAAACTGCCGTTTTCGTTCGGTCAATGCGGCCGGATAGAACGAAATGCCGTTGAATTTCATCATTCTGCCATCACCTCGATATGTGCGGTTTTTGGGGACGAGTAGCGGAAATCCTTTACCTGCATGACCGTCATTGCTGTTTTTGGCGGTGATTGGTCTGTACAGATGCCGGAGACGATTCTGTCATCTTTTTTCGGAACATAGGTCACAGAAGCCGCCGGAATGATGACTAATGCACTATTGTCCGGTGTTCTGGCCGTTCCTGTTCTGGTACTGATTTCCTGACCGCTGGTATTTTCCCAGTACAAAGCCCCTTCTTCGTGCCGGACGTAAGCCGGAGCGCGGTCTTTGACGGCCTTTTCCCACACAGTACAGCCGATTTGATTGGTAAACATAACAGAAAATCACTCCTCTGATAAGCTATATAAATCAATCGCTCCATAAGTCTGCCGTTTCAGGCCGAGGGCTTTCAGCTCGTTTTTGAGAAAATACAGGGATTGTCCGGCATTGAGATAGGTCGCTGTCAGGCTGTATGCGCCGATGCTTTCCGTCCCCTGTACGACATTTCCGGAGCTTGCCAGACTGTCCAGCGCACGGCATACGGCTTGAATTATCACATCTTTGACAGCTAAGGCGTAATCTTCTCCGGTTTCGGGGTCGGCAATCATGGAATCAATGTCTTTGCCGTACTTTCGCGCGATAAGCCTAAGCTTTGCGGAAGCCGCCGGGAGAAGTTTTTCAGCGGCCTCCTGCTGCTGTGCTGTCAGAGACCGGAGTACAGTAATATCCGAAATTTCGGCATAGACGTTCATTATGCACCGGCCTTGATAATCGCAAATGATTTTACGTCCAGAATCCCCCAGCCGATGAAGGCCTCTGCACGGAGGACGATTTCATTTGTCTGTTTCAGGTCGCCCAGGCCGTCCGGGTTGCCGTATCTGATAATCTCAATCGGGATGTCTTCGGCATAGCCCCAGCGGAATGCGTTGGAGAAATCGCCGACAATCGCGCCAATATCACTATTATTGAAAGAAACTGTATTGTTGACATCAGACGGAATACCGCAGAATGCCGCGGGATTTGCGCCGAAACGGAACTCCGGATAAATCGGAAGATTGGAATCTGTCGTTTTCATCGAGCCGATGTCAGAACCGAAGGCCGGACTCATGGCGATTCCATTGACAACACCATCGGACGTGACAATCAGTTTGGCGGCCTGGTCAACAGCATCATCGGGATTGATAGGAGAAGCTGCGCTGATAGTGACAGTCTGCGTGACAGATTTATCAAAGCAATTGTTTCCCACAATGGAAGAAGCAGTCTTATCCGCCGGATTCAGGCCGTGAATGGCGGCAATGTCCAGCGCACGGGCGATTTTCTTTGCGAATCCGTCAGAGAACTGGCGCAGATAGGGTAACTGCTTTTCTTCTGAAATATAGACAAATTCGTCTGTAAGACGATGCTGATAAAGAAATTTAATCGGCTTGATGGTGACGGTTGAAAACTCAGCTTCGCCGGGCGGTTTGGGTGCGCCCTCGCCGACGATGGAAGCCTCGCCATCCATGGTGAACACAAATGTTTCTGTACCAGCGAACGGCATAGGGGTCATGCCGCAGAGTTTGGCAAGGCTGGAATGTCCCTTGACTTTGTTGAAAACGTCCGTGATGAGTTCCGGCTTGAAGAGCGTGCCGGCTTTGGTGTTGGTAGGCATAAGAAAAATCACCTCATAACAAAATTATTGATTATTTAAAGCTTTGAGCATTTCGCGGAAAGCCGCTGTTTTCGGGTCAGCAGACGGCGGTTTCTCCGGGTTGAAAGCCGGAACGGAGCGCGGTGCAGTAAACTTTGAGAGTTTTTCAGCATCAGCGCGGATTTCCTTTTCGTTTGCACCCGTCAGACGGTCAGCCAATTCAGAGGGCAGGCCTGTTTCCTGAGCGATTTTCAGGCGCATATTGGCCGTTTTCAGTGTATTGATTTCGGACTGCAAAGCGGCAGTCTGTTCCGTGGCCTTTTCCGGAGAAATCCAGTCTTTGTACTGACTGACAGCATCATCAATTCTGGACTGCACGGCGGCATCAAATGCTTCTTGTGTTTCGATTGGCGTAAAATCGGGCATGTTATCACCTCATAATAAAAAATTAATATTGAATGACCTGTTTTTTCTTTTCTTTGGCATTGGCGGCCAGCCAGTGCGCCAGCGTGACGGATTCCAGCAGGGACATGTCCGCACCCTCTAAGATAGCAGTATAGCCGAATCCGCCGCCCGAGCCGATAGCACGATGTTCACAGTTGGACACAGCTTGTGTCAAGGCCGCCTGATTCATGTGACAAATCAGGCCTTCAAAGAGTTTCTGTTCAAAAAGAGCGTTGGCTTCAATGACTTCTTTGACCGATGGTAAAAGGGATTTACACTTGACAGATGCATCTTTCATATTGTCCACTAAAATAGACTGGTTTCCAGCTCCATCAATGGCGACTTTTTCGGCGTGCTTGTTCCTCAGAAAGTCGATAATCCAGGCATTGCCCTCCCGGACAGGGCGGCAGTCAATGGACTCGACAAAGATTTTGCCGTCAGCCGTCTTGACAGCGACTGACAATGACACATTTCCGGATGTTTTCGCATATTTGACACCATAGAAAAACCGCGGCTTCTCCGGAAGAACGGGCTTGCTTTCAAGTGCGAAAGACAGCCATTCTTCTTTCGAAATCGCGGATTTCAGGTTATATTTGAGCCAGAGACCTAAACGCTGGATATTGTCATCAATCTGGTCGTCACCTAATTCAGAACGGATGGTTCTTTCTGAAAGAATCGTCCCTAAAGAGGGATTTGTCTGATACCAGAGTTCCGGGTCATGCGCATCAGACAGGACAGGCACGCTCCATTCTGCCCACCCGGCATTTTCATTCTTTCCCGTCAGGGTATCGCGCCGATAGGTCAGGAACACCGTTCCGGATGAAACAGCCGTCGGCGGCGTGCCGCACATCAATGTTTGTGGGTTCTTTGAGTCGGTCACGACGTATTTCAGGGCGGATTCCTGGTCTGATGTGTATTCCTGCGCTTCGTCGATGATTAACAGGTCATAGCCTTCGCCGAGACCGCCTTTGCTGGAGCGTGTCCGGAAGTTGATGACTCCGCCCGAACCGTCCAGCCATTCGATATGTTCAAGGCCGAACTGCTTTGTTGTCTTGAAGTCCTCGCCCTCGACATATCCGGCTTTTGTGAGCCGTTCGATAACCTTCTCCCAGGCATTGTGAGAAGTGGTTGTCCTGTGTGCTGTGTAGAGGATTCGTTCCCCGTGCGTGACACCATATTCCGCGCGAACACCTAAGATTTCAGATTTTCCGTTTCGTCGGGGGACTGACCAGCCGAATTTCATGTGAAGCCATTTTCCGTCGCTGTCAAGAGCCATGATGTCATACATCATAAGTTCCTGCCACTGCTGGGCAGTTCTTCCGGATTTGTTATAGATTTCGATAGCTTCCGCGCCTTTGGTTTGTGTGTACGGCAGAACCACCGACAGGGTAGGAGTCTGTCTGCCGAGCCGTGTTTCAGCCATGCAGTCAGCTCCTTTCAGAGAATTATAGATTTTTCCAGTCGAATGTCAAGGGCAGAACCCTGTTTGAAATCAGCTCCGTTCCGGTGCTGAAATCCTGTTTCTGGACAAGTTTATCAGACTTCTGTCTGTTACAAGTCATGTGTGCAAGCTGTAAGTTCCGGAGTTCGGACGGGTGTCCGCCCTT